ATTGCTGTCCCAAAGACTCAGAAAGGGCCACGGTTAATCGCCGCGGAACCGACCTGCAATCAATGGTGCCAGCAGTCGATAAAGGATTTCCTTTATCGACGCGTCGCCACTACTTGGCTTTCTAGCATGATCAGGTTTACTGACCAGACTAGGAACCAGGTTATGGCTCTAGCTGCCTCGAAAGACCACACTCATACCACTATGGATTTGAGTGCGGCTTCCGATCGGATGTCATGTTGGGTCGTTGAGCGTATGTTCAGAGCGAACTTTTCAGTTCTCTCTGCGCTACACGCTTCGCGGACCTTCATCATCCGTAACTCCATCGATAAGAAGTGTCGGGAATTCACATTCCTGAACAAATTCTCAACGATGGGGTCGGCCGTCACCTTTCCTGTGCAGAGTATCGTGTTTGCAACTATTGCCTTGTGTGCTCTCTATGCCGTTAGGCATGGGGACACGCGCAGGGTCAATAAGCGCAAGCTGATACTGCTTGCACGGGAGATCGCGGTCTTTGGGGATGATTTAATCTTCCCCTCAGACTCCAGTGATGCCACTAGGGCTCTATTGGAGCACCTTGGTTTCAAGGTGAACATGTCAAAGACTTTTTCGGGACTTCAAGAGTTCCGAGAGTCTTGTGGCATGGATGCGTATAAAGGAGTCGACGTGACTCCCGCCTACGCGCTCACGAGTCCTAAGCGGTTCGTGCCAGCGTCATACGTATCGCAGGTAGCGACGGCGCATAACTTCTATGCAAGAGGTTATGACTCCGCTGCTAACTACATACGCAGGACGACGCTCCAGGTAGCTCCGTCATTGAAGCTACCATGGGTGGAGTGTGGCTCTGGCATTTTCGGTTGGCCTTCACCCTTTGGATTCGATGCAAGCCGTCTTAAACAACGGTTTAACATCAATCTCCAGAGGATGGAGTACTTAACGAAACGGGTTTTTACCCGCCTAGTTAAGGCGCCAGACCGAGGGCCCTCGCGTCTTCTTCAGTATTTTACTGAGAAGCCACGCCCCGACACCAATTGGATGTCGGGAGTGAACGCGAAGGGGACGACCCTAACAAGGGCGTCATGGGAACCACTCCCGGAATAGCTTCACCGGGGGGGTCGTAGATAGTAGTAAGTAATCTACTATCCGTAGA